TACTCCAGCGACCCCACCAAAGACCCGACAACTGAGTTGGGGGCCGCGTGGTTGGAGAGCGCCCGACGCCTTCAGCCAGACCCCAACATGTTTGCCCAAGAGTTCGAGATAAATTGGTGGGTTGCAGCGGGTACCCGCGTCTTCCCCGAGTTCACCGAGAGTCGGTACTGTGTACCGTTGGAGCATCGGCACCGCAAGGTTTTGTATCGAGCGTGGGACTTCGGGTGGCACGCCCCGGCGTGCTTGATCGGCCAGATCGACCAGAAAGACCGGCTCCTGGTGCTCCACGAAGTGGTCGGTCGGGAACAAACCACGAGAGATTTTGCCAAAGCGGTGATCGAACAATGTTCCCAATGGTATCCCCATCACTCGGCGGGATTCGAGGATTTTTGCGATCCCGCTGGGCAACAAGTATCTTCCACGGCATCGGAACGGAGCGAGGTCCGCGACGTAGAGGTCCTAGGGGCCCTCGGAGTGTACCCGAAGTGGAGTTACGGGTGGTCCCGGAAGGACGGGAGAGCCCTGATCCACCAACTGCTGGTGATGCGGTCGGATGATTCGCCCTCGCTGTACATTGATGGGCCGCAATGCTCAGTCTTGCTGCAATCCTTCTTGGGGAAATACGTGTATCCCGCCCGAGCGGATGGGCAAGCCCACGACGAACCGGACGAGTCGAATCACCCGTGGTCAGACGTGATGGCGAGTTTGCGGTATCTCGTGACCGGTCTGTATACGGCACTGGGGCTCCGGCGGTTCGCCTACCAACCCATTTTGAAAGAGGAACCCATGGACTGGCACGGGTACGGGACGCCAGTCAGGAGAGACCAATATGCCGGTGAGTGAGCACTTTGGGGGCCACGGAACGGAGGTTATGGGAAGTATGAAAAAGAAGTACGGAAAGCGGGCAAAGGAAGTTTTCTACGCAACGGCCAACAAGCGGGGCAGCGCAAAGCCGGTGAGCAACATGCCCGAGCACGGGGCGAAGGGGCTCCCCCCGCACATCTGTTGTGCCCGAGCAGAGGAAAGCAAGAAGGCCGGGGGGTTTGGGTCGAAGCACATGCACATGGGCGGCGGCGGGTATTGAGTGTAATCCGGCTCAAAAACCCGGACATCTCGTTGGATAACACCCATCCCCAGATCTGGGCGGCCGTAGCGGTGGCCGCCGAGGTCTGGGCCAAATGGCACGTGGATCTTGTCCTCACCGGGGGCAATGAGCCCGGCCACACGACCAACCCCGATCCCACTCGACAGTTCCACCGATTGCCGGATGGGACATGCCAAGCGGTTGATCTTCGGGTCTGGAATTTGCCCGCCGAGGCTCGTCGGGAAGCGGTCGCAGAATTGCGGGGGCGTTTGGGCCCAGGCTATGACGTGATCTACGAGCGGCCCGACGAAGCCGGGGCGCACGCGCACGTCGAGTACGATCCGAAATGAACGTTTTTGTGTTCCTCCTCTTGTTCACGATGCCGTCGTTCGGTGGGCCGGTCAGGGTACAGTTTGAGTTTACGACCCTCGACGGGTGCCAACGAATCCAGAAGGTGGTCACCCGCGAATTGGCCAAGAACGGAATGGATAAATACGAACTCGTTGCCTGCCACGGGGAACCGTGAGCGACCTCCTCGATTCCGAAGTTGTTGACATTGTGCCGGTAGAGGCCCCGCCCTCTTCGGAAAGGACAGAACTTCAGAAAGAACTGGCCCCCCCGCTCTCAGAAGAGAGAGAGTTGGAACTGGCCAATCTGGTCCTGGCGGACCACGACGCCGCGATCCAAGACCGTTCGGAATGGGAATCCCGGTTGCGGGAGTGGGACGACCAGTACTTCAATCGAGTTGCAGTTAAGACGGTCCCTTGGGTCGGAGCGGCCAACTTTCACGTTCCCTTGACCATGATGGGGGTGGAAACCTATAAGCCGCGATTGGTGGAAGGTGTCCTGGGGCAGACCCCCCCGATTATTCTGGTTGCGAGTAAGGGGGCGGATGAGACGCGGAAGGACACGGCGGAGTCCTTTCTCAACTGGCAGGCCCTCACCCGATTGGGCCTGGATCAGAAAGTTCCCGCGAGTGCCCATCTCTTCATGCACCCGGGGTTGGCGGTTGCCAAGCCCTACTGGAAAATCACCCGGACGATGCGAAAACTCATCCGGGAGTTTCCGGCNGATACCGACCTTCAAACCATCCTGGAGGCGTTGTTTGAGTCGGGAATACCCCAAAAGTTAAAAGNAGTGGGGGAGTTANCGTGGGNGGGAGAAATCCCGACCAAAGAGGGGGAACCGCTCTCGGTCAGCATCAAACTCAAATTCCTGGATGACCGGGTTCAGGCCCTCGTCACAAAGGAGCACGTGGTTGAGGGGCCCGAGGTTGATCTCGTAGACCCCATTGATCTGTTCGTGCCCGCCAAAGGCGGAGCCGATCCGCAACAGATGCCGTGGTTTCATTATCGTCTCTGGATGTACGAGAATGAACTGCGGCACAAGGTGGACGTGGGCCGGTTCTACGCCGATGCGGTTCAGGAACTTCTGGAGACGGCGAGGTCGGGGGAAGCGCCCGTAACCGATTCGGAGAAAGCCATCGAGTCAAAGGACATCGCCGAAGGCATCGAGGGGTCGGGGCCGTCGAGTGTGCGCTCAGTCCAGTTTGAAATCCTCGAAGACTTCCGTCGGTGGGACGTGGACGAAGACGGGTTAGAAAAAGAAATCATCGTCTGGGTTTCCCCGCAGTTGCGGGGGCGTGTGCTCGGTTGGGACTATTTGGACAATGTGTACGCCCACGGCCGTCGTCCCATTCGAGTCGCCCGCTATCTCCCCATCCCGTTCCGCTTCTACGGACTGAGTTTTGCCGAGTCCATTCAAGGCATCCAGGACGAAATCAATTCGATCCACAACCAGCGGGTTGATTACGCCACCATCCAGAACATGCCGTTCTACTTCTACAAAGCGAGTGGCACGACCCCTCCGATCAATACGCCACTTCGGCCGGGTCGGGGAGTTCCCGTTGATAATCCGCAGCAGGACATCTTCGTCCCCCGATGGGGCGGATCTCCCGCGTGGGCCAGTCAGGAAGAGACGATCCTCCATCAGTACTTTGAGCGATTGTCAGGCTTGACCGACCTCACACTGGGCCGCCAACCGAATCGGGTGGGGGCTACCCGAACGGCGTCTGGTACGCAGACGCTACTATCCGAGGCCGGACTTCGATTCAAGACCGCCCTGATGGAATTTCAAACGTTCTGGGCGGGGATCTTTGATGATGTCCTCGCGCTCAATCAAGCCTACTTGCCGCCCGGCGTTGAGTTTCGAGTGACCGGTCGCCGGCCGGCCATCATGCGACTGAAGGACCGCTCGGAGATCCAAGGCCGATTCGATGTTCGGCTGTCTTCGACGGCGGACAATCTCAATCGCCAACAGATGCGGAATGACGCGACAATCTTGATGCAGGCCCTCCTTAATCCCGCTTTCGTCCAATCNGGNCTCGTGGGGTTAAAGGGCGTTCGGCGCGTGATCTCCGACTTCCTCCGNTCATANGGGAAAGACCCCGATTTTTATTTGGAAGGGCAGGCCCCGATCCGGACACCCGCCGAAGAACTGATGATGTTCGTGGCGGGGCATTACATCTCCCCGGTCGCGGGGGAAGATCTGACGACCCATCTAGCAGAGCATCAGGCGGCTTTGGCCGACCAGTTGGTGCCCCCCTCGGTCAAGTCAATGCTGCTCCAGCATGTCCAGGAGACGATGCAGCTCCAGCAAGCGCAGCAGCTCGCCCAAGCGATGCAGACCCGTTCGGCCCCGGTAGGCCAGCAGGCCATCAACGCCGAAACCGGACGCGCCCCTCAGCCCGCTCCGGCCACCGCATCCCCGCCGCAAATGGGAATGCCCGCGAAAATGGGGGGGCCGCCGAGTGGACAGTAACACCGATGTGGCCCTCGCTTCGCTGGAGCGAGACGCCCGTTTAATGAAAGACCTCCGAGCAACTGAAATGTGGAGTTGCCTGCTTCACCAGTTCTCGAAGATGGAAGCCCGGGCTCTCGACCAGGTGACCGACGCTGCCGGGACTATCGAACAAGTCAACTTCTGGCGGGGCCAGTTGGCCCTGATTCGAGAAGTCCAGCGGGTTCCCGACCTGATTATTCGATGGGCGAAAGATGCCAAAGAAGCCTAACGGTCCAGCCAGTAAACCAAAGCGAAAAGCGGTGTTTGGAGTGGCTGATATGATTGCCCTATACGCAAGGCCGAAAGGCCGTGGTTCCTCGTCGGCGGGAGACGGGAAACCCCAACTACCGAAGCGCCCGCGCACGCGAAAGGACACAGCGTAAAATGTCCGATCCCAACATCCCGGTCGTCACTTCTTCGGATTCGGCCACCGAAGTCCCGACGGAGATTCCGTCAACGGAGGCTGCCCCCGTAACGGCAGAGACAGGGGAACCCGACCGTCCCTGGCAAAACGTTGTCGGTGAGATGACCCGGAAATTTGGTCGCCTGGAGAGGCAACTGGATTTCCTCGCTTCGCGGCTCTCGGAGTCGCCGGCACCCTCGCCGAAGAGTGGGGGAGCAACGCGAAATGAGTTGTCCGACGAAGATCTCTGGAATCTGGCCCGGCAGGGAGAGAGAGATGCGTTTGATCTCTATATGCAGCGTATCGCCTCTCGTACTGCCCAAACCCAGTCCGCCGGGGATCGAATCGAGCGGCTTGTGGATGCCCAGCTCTCAACACTCGGGCAGAAGTACCCCGTGCTGAATGATACCTCGCACCCTCTCACCCAAACGGTCCAGCTCGCGTACCAACTTCTGTTGGGACAGGGCTACCCGGCAAGCAAAGCGACGATGCTGGAAGCCATCAAGACCGGCATTGCCGACCGACCCGATCTCGTGGCAGAATTGCACGCGGGCGGGTCCCGGGGAAGAGAGACCGTTCGGCAGTCCGCCGCAACGGTGGCCCAAGCGGGTCAAAACCCGCCGACCGCCCGAGCCGCGTCCCCGACTCCGGCCCGAGCGACTGTNCGGCCGTTGACGGAGAAAGAACGGGAGCTGGCCCAGCGNATGGGCGTGAAGGACCCGCAGAAGGCCAAGGAAGCATTCTTGCAGCGCCAGAAAGAAGGNAAATCGGCGCTGGGGGCGGTGGCGGGATTCATTAAAGAGGAGGATCTCTAGAAATGCCACGAGGANNACCGACCATCAATTCGGTTCGAGAAGAACTTTCCGCCCCGGCGATAACCGCCGAGGTGCTCGGAACAATNAACGAACAATCACCGTCCGACACGACGGTGGCGTGGGAAGGCCCGTCTGGAAAACTAATGGAGATGACGGAACCGCCTCCCCCGTGGGAAATCGAGGATACTCGCTACGCTGTGTCCGACGCCCGACGATTTGTCGATGTGCCGGACAGTTGGGAACTGCGGTGGCTCAACCCCAAAATCATTGAGACAATGGGGTGGCGCTACTGGCAGCCCGTAATGGCCACAGACCCGCGCGTCAAAGTCAAGGTTGACTCCATGGTCGCCCCCGACAATAACATTCGTCGGGGTGGGGCTGATGGGGGAGATATTCTTGGCTGGATGTTCAAGTCTTGGGTGGCCTCCCGTCGGAAGCAGTTGGCAGAAGTAACCGACAGACAGCGGGATAGTGCGAGCAATCGACAGTCTCAGCTCCGTGAGGAGTTTCGTCGGGGGACTTTCGGCCCGAACGTCTCGATTGAAGAGGCCCGGCACCCCACGCACACCATCGGTGAAGGGCGATCAATGAGGGACTAGTAAAACATGCCGTATCTTCAGAGAGCAACTAACAATTACTTCGGCTTTGTGCCGGCGTATGGCAACCAGAGGACCAATATCTATCAGGTCTCCTCGTCGGCCACCACCGGTGCAACTGCCATTTACCCCGGCGACGTGGTGGTCTATTCCACCCTTGCCGACGCGGGTCCGGTGGTACGTGTTGCTACTGGCGGCACTTCCACCGACTTGGGTGTAATGGCCGGGGTCGCGGCGAGCTTCGTGGGAGCGTTGGGTGGATCTACCGGCGCGGACCCCCGCGTCTTGTCGTCTCAGACCCTATTGGTCTATGACGACCCCAACACCATTTTCGTTGGATGTGATACCACGTCTGGCGTGATCGGTGT